TTCCTTAGTCTATTATTAACGTTGGGCAGCCCTGCTCAAGCAGCCGACGCAGGTCAGTTCACCTTTCTCGGACACCAACAGTGCGCACCCTTTGAAGGTGTACTATTCGATGTTCCGGCATTGTCTGAAATCTTGGCGCGCCAATCAACGGCCAACCTCGCATGCCAAGCACGAATTGAATATGAGCTTTCAGTTGAGGCTGCAAGCTATGAACTAGAACTTCGAAATTGGGAGATTCAATATAATGCACTCCATGAAGAAACAAGTCTTTTGATCTTTCAGAAGGATGAAGAGATCGATCACTTGCAAAGGGCGCTCTTAAAGCAGTCCCCCAGTAATCGATGGCTATGGGCAGCCGGAGGTGTGGCCGTTGGAGTTGCAGCCAGCTATAGCGCCTATAGGCTATTCAATGAGTGACAAGGATTTTGATAAACTTGCCGCAATTGAACAGGCCATTACCAAGAAATATGGCGAAGACGCAGTTCAAAATCCCCGCGCAAATTGGGACGAGAATAAAGAAAAAGAATATCTTGAACAGATGCGGGAATTATATAAGAAGAACGTTAAGAACGAAGCCTTTCAAGAGAAAATAGACGTAAATGGTATAAAGGTTTCAAAGAAACTATTTAATAGAGACTCTTTACAGCATTGTTCTGTGTGCTCTTCTTTCCCGAAGAAAACATCAGATGATGTTTGTCTTCTTAAATATGATTGTTGCTATAAATGCTATATTCAATATATAGAAGATAGAGAGGAGAGATGGGAAAAAGGATGGAGACCGCAAGGTGAGAATAACCAAAGCTGATTTAAAAAATTTAATTCTTGAAATTTTAAGCGAACAGGAAGAAGACCCCACAAAGCTTAAGACCCAAGCAATGGGATCAAGCGAATTTGCACGTTCTGGAATGGAAACCAGAAAAGCTGCCTCAGCAGAACTAACCACCACCGAACAAGGCATTGTTGATCAAGTTGATAAATTTTTGCTTAATCTTGCCAATCAGCAAGGAGTCGATCTTAATACCAATAGAGCATTAATACAGAGAATAATGAAACTTCTGCAAGGCAGGCTTGCCCCCGCAGAAGACACCCCACAAGGAGAACAGGGATAATGGCAACAGTCTACGAAATTGTACAAGGCTTAGCGCAAGCAGCCGCTAATATATATGATGGCGCTTTAAACGAAGATGGAGAGCCCTTGAAGGCCGGACTTCAAAGAGAAGAGGGAGATCCAATTCTTGATAAACGAGTAATGGATGGTTTTAATGTGAAGTTTTATGGCAACATGATGTGTGTCTCTTACCAGTCCGATGTTCAGCTAAAGGAAGTATATACGGCCGGATTTGAGAGCGATGTCGAACAGCGGGTAGCCGACATTGCCTCTTTCCTTAAGAAAGAATATCGCAAGATTACCGGCGATTCTGTACAACTTACTAAGGAAGGCGAAATTGATGTACGCGTTGAAAACTCCTCCCGCGTGCGATCTTGGGTACTAGCCAAACAGCACTATAAAGTTGGCGGACTCGATGAAGCTATGAACGATGATAATAGTGGCAACACAAATCCTGTAGAAGCGAGTTGGAAAAAGTTTTTAGATCAGGGAGGCTGGGATGGTAAGCGCCCCAAGAACGACACACGGAAGAAAGGCTCGGAGGTCGAAAAATGAAAATTTCTATCGCACGACTTAAAGAGATTATTATGGAAGAAGTTGCGAGAGCCGCAATTTTAGAAGCCGAAGAGGAACATGAAGCCGAAGAGGACCAAGAAGCTGCAGCCGAAGAAGAAATAGAACTCGTAGATGATGAATGAGCTTTCAATTAGACAAGAAGCAGCAAGTCAAAGAGATATTAAAGTGCGGAAAAGATCCATCTTATTTTCTTAAGACATATGCGCGAATCTCCCACCCCATGCATGGGCTTATCTTATTCGATACTTATGATTTTCAAGACGAACTTCTGAATAGCTTTAATGACTATCGCTTCAATGTGATTTTAAAAGCAAGACAACTTGGAATTTCCACTATTACTGCCGGCTATGTTGTATGGATGATGCTGTTTCATCGCGACAAGGCCATTTTAGTCATGGCAACTAAGTTCGCGACAGCAGGAAACCTCGTGAAGAAGGTCAAAGGAATCATGAGACAGCTTCCCGATTGGCTAAAAATTGCCACAATTAGTATTGATAACCGCACCTCCTTTGAGCTTTCCAATGGCTCTTCTATTAAAGCAGCCTCCACTTCTGGAGATGCCGGCCGGTCAGAAGCTCTATCACTTTTAGTGCTTGATGAGGCGGCACACATTGAAAACCTAGAAGAATTATGGACAGGGCTATATCCCACACTATCAACAGGTGGACGCTGTATTGCTTTGTCAACACCAAATGGCGTTGGAAATTGGTTTCATAAAACATGCGCCGATGCTGAGGACGGCGCCAATAACTTTAATATTACTACGCTCCCATGGGACGTCCACCCAGAAAGAGATGAAGAATGGTATAAGAAAGAAACCAGAAATATGTCTAAGCGGCAAATTGCGCAGGAGCTACAGTGTAATTTCAATACCTCTGGCGAAACTGTCATAGACCCTGAGTGTATGGAATGGGTATTGTCTATGGTTAGAGAACCAAAATATCGCACAGGCTTTGATCGTAATTTTTGGATTTGGGAAGAGTTTGATCCTACGTGTAATTATTTAATAGTCGTTGATGTATCCCGAGGCGATGGCGCCGACTTTTCTACTTTTCATATTCTGAAGCTTGAAACATTAGAAATTATCGGAGAGTACCAAGGAAAGCTAACACCGGACCTGTTCGCGAACATGCTCAACCAAGTTGGCCGAGAGTTCGGGAATGCCATGATGGTAGTGGAAAATAATAATATTGGTTATACAGTACTTGACAAACTCATAGAATACGGTTATTCTAATATATATTATTCTATTAAATCAACACATGAGTATATCGAGCAATACCAAGCCGAAGCGCATCACTCCGCAATTCCTGGCTTTTCAACTACGACGAAAACGCGGCCTTTAATAGTTGCAAAATTAGAAGAGTTTATAAGAAATAAACTAATTAAAGTGTATTCTTCACGATTGGCCAATGAAATGAAAACCTTTATCTGGAAAAATGGCAAGCCACAAGCAATGAAAGGTTATAACGATGATTTGATTATGGCTCTTGCAATTGCTTGTTGGGTAAGAGATACTGCTATTCAAGCAAATGCGCGAGACCTTAACTATCAAAAAGCATTTGTAGACGCGATCATTACAACAAGAACAACAATGAATACACGGATACCGGGCCAACATGGTTATAAAAAAGATAACATCATGGATCAAATGAGTGAAGCACAAAAACTTTATGAACAATATAAATGGATTATTAAGTGAGAAAATAAATGGCAGACCCCAAAAACAACCCAGCGAATAGTCAGTCTAGTTTATTCAAGGCTTTAACAAGATTATTTTCCGGCCCGATTATTAATTATCGGTCTCAGTCCGGCCGCAGAATTAGAAGGCAACATTTAGATAGATTTTCTTCTAGATTTAAATCTGCATCTGGGCAACAATTTAAAAAGACGCTATACAGCCCTCTAGACAATATCGCAGTCAACGCAATTTCAAATCAACGTCGAGCCGAACGTTATGTCGATTTTGATCAAATGGAATACATGCCTGAGATTGCATCGACAATGGATATTTATGCGGACGAGATGACAACATATTCTGAATTACGCCCCATGTTAAATATTAAGTGCCCCAATGAAGAGATTAGTGCTGTTTTAAATGTTCTGTTCGACAGTATTCTTAATCTCAGATATAATCTTTTTGGCTGGGCCCGAACCATGTGTAAATATGGCGACTTCTTTTTGTATCTCGACATCGATGATAAATATGGGGTTCAGTCTGTAATCGCTCTCCCCTCGCAGGAAGTAGAGAGATTAGAAGGGCAAGACTCGACCAACCCTAATTACATCCAATACCAGTGGAATTCTGCTGGCATTACCTTCGAGAACTGGCAAATTGCTCATTTCCGGGTGTTAGGAAATGATAAGTATGCTCCATATGGAACTTCAATTTTAGAGCCAGCACGTCGCATCTGGCGCCAGCTAACGCTTATGGAAGATGCTATGATGGCCTATCGTGTTATTCGTTCATCTGAACGCCGTGTATTCAAGATTGATGTTGGCGCTGTTCCTCCTAATGAAGTCGAACAGTATATGGAAAAGATTGTTACAAATCTTAAGAGACATCAAGTTATGGATCCGGACACCGGCCGCGTCGATCTTCGCTACAACCCGATGAGCATCGAAGAAGATTACTTTATTCCTGTGCGCGCCGGCTCTACTACCGACATTGTTTCACTCCCCGGCGCCAGCAACATTACACAAATTGATGATATTAAGTATTTACGAGACAAGCTTTTTTCAGCACTGAAGATTCCGCAATCGTATCTCACTATGGGAGAAGGCGCCGAAGAAGATAAGACGACCCTGGCACAAAAAGATATTCGGTTTGCGAGAACGATTCAAAGGCTGCAGCGAGTTATTATCGCAGAACTTACAAAGGTTGGCATCATCCACCTCTATACATTAGGCTTTAGGGGCGATGATTTATTGAGCTTTGATCTGTCGCTGAATAATCCTTCCAAGATTGCTGAACTTCAAGAGATTGAATTTTGGAAGTCTAAGTTTGACATCGCCGGCGCCGCCACAGAAGGTTTTTTCTCACGACGTTGGGTCACAGAACACATTTTTGGAATGTCCCACGAAGATTTTATACGCAATCAGCGTGAGATGTATTATGATCGCAAGCATGACGCAGCATTACAACAGGTAGCCGAAGCTGCAGCCGCCGAAGGTGGCGGAATGGGTGGCGAATTAGGCGGTGATCTAGGGGGCGATCTAGGCGGCGAAATGGATCTCGGTGGCGAGGAAATGCCCGCAGGAGAAGCCGGCGGCGATCTCGACCTTGGTGGTGAAGAAGGTGGCGGCGAAGAGTCGACCCTCCTCGCAGTCCCCCCCGGCTCTCGTAATGAACCCCGACTCACGCCAGGAGCAAAAGGAAAAGTATACTATCCCAAGAAAGTGGATCGCAGAGATGCCGGCGCACGCCAGCGTTCAAATGCCTCTAAATGGTCTAAAGAAAAAAGTAGCAGCACTCTCCGTAATATAATGCCAGGAATGGGAGATCTCGATGTCCTTGTAAAAATGGGTGGCGCCTCGACAGGTATTTATGAGGGAGACGAGTCTACTTATAAAACAGGAGAACTCTTAGAAGAGAATCAGTTATTTCAAATAAATGATTCAATTCGAGATTTAATTACAAGCTTGGAAAACAACAGCCAGGATACATTGGAGCAACAAGATGAAGACAAAACATAACAAAAAAAGAAATTCTGCTTTTGTTTATGAAGCTCTCGTTAGAGAAGCAACAGTTGCAGCACTCAAAAAAGACACGAAGCGTTGTAATACAGCGATAAACATTATTAAGAAACACTTCAAAGAGGACTCTTGGCTCAGAAAAGATTTAGAATGTCATCGTTCTTTATATGAAAATCAAAATCTTGATAAAGAAACTTCTGAAAAGATTCTGAGGGAAGCCAAAATTACGAGCCGGTTAATTGATCCAGATGCCTTGTTTAAAGAGCAGAGCGCTTTAATCCGCGATGTGAACAAAGATTTAGAATCTTCAGTATTTGGGAACTTTGTTCCTAACTATAAAAATCTTGCATCAATAGCTCAGATCTTTTCAGATAAAATATCTCCAAAAAATCAAGTTATATTAGAAGGGGAGATTGTTAAAAATATGATAAAAGCCTCAAAAGAAGAGACCTCTCTTGACCAAATTGACAACGTTGTTGTTAAAACATTTACTGAAAAGTTTAATAATAAATACAAAACGACACTTCTTGATGAACAGAAAGAACTTTTAACTTATTATATCTCTTCGTTTGCTGATAATGCTCTTGAACTTAAAGTATTTTTAAATGAGGAAATTAATAGATTAAAAACACAACTTAAAAAAGCAAAAATTATAGAAGAAATTAAGAATGATTCTGAAATGCTTGAAAAAACAGAACAGATAATAGAGCGCTTGAACGAGTTTTCAAAGAGTTCTATAGACGACAGCATGCTATTAACGGTGATGAAAACACAAAGCCTCGTGAAGGAGATCTACACAGATGGCAGTAATAGTTAGAATTGGTGATAAGCCAGAAAGCGCGACTGTTCGCCTTGAAATAGATGTTCGTAAGAGCATGAATGGAGATCTTATGATCTTCGATCATGGCGATATCGATATCGTTTTATCGACCAAAAATAACAAAATTACTGCGTTTCCCAAAGAAACAATGAATGATCTTGTATATGGCGCACAAAATAGATTATTTGCGCACCTTCGCAAGAAAGGACTTGTTGTGGCCGACTCTATTCAGGGAGGTTCTTTTTATGGCTCTTTCGAGGCCCTGATGGAAGAGGTATCATCGGAAGAACTTAGTACCGCCAAGATGGCCCTTATCAATATTTCTAATTTTATTGACGAAGAGCGCCCATACTTTGAGTCAACAGAGGCTATTGTATCTATGGCTGATGACGAATTAATTCATCCCGACAAGGAAGATTCAACAGAGCTTGGAGAAGTACCGCAATCCTCGGAACAAGGTTCTATCCGCCCAGGATATATTAGAGATCCTTATTC